CCAAATAACTTGTCCTTTTCTGGGTCGTATGGGTCCTCTTCTATTGGCGAAGGACCTAACCTTTGGTACCGCTTCGGGCAGGGTACGAAGAATATTGGTTTATTAGACTTTTCAACGTCTGGACAATTGGCCCGGGTAATGTATGACCAAACCCACGATAACCACGGGTTATTGAGTGGAAGCCATTGGGAGAATGGAGGTACTGCCGTCACCGATAGTGTACAGTCCTATGTGCCGGGTACACCAACAGATGCAGGCTGGGAGCCTACATAATGTGATGGCTGACACAAAACATACTACAGCCGCCTTAAAACTAAGCGGACATGTAAAAACGGAATTATATACCGTGGGACCTAGGATAGGTTCTACGGTGCTTCACTCCTGTCAAGTGGCAAACACGGAGGATGACAGTATAGAAGTGACCGTTGAGTACTATCAAGCCTCGACCTCTCTGGGGTTTACAATTATCAAGAAAGCCACTGTTCCTGTAGGTGCAGCTCTTAACGTTTTAAGTGATGCGCTTCATTTAAATACAGGGGACCGCATATTAGTATCTTTAGAAGTTGCTGCTGACGCCACGGATAATACTCCCGCGTCTGCTGACATAGTAGCGAGCCTCACCGAATATGAGAGTGAGGACAGCGATGGAGGTCTTTACAATGGCTAAAGCTGCGGTTATCGGAAACCTCGCTGTGGGAGCAACAACAACGAATGTTGTCCCGTGCGGGCTTAGAATTAATTTAGTTGAGGCAGTGTTAGAAGGAGCTGTTGTAGCCTCTCACCCTGATTCCCATCCTGCCGGGTCAATGACCGCGACGCGGTTTGTTAGAGTAAACGGTGCAAAACTCGTTGTTAATGGCGACCCCGCCTCGTGCGGGCACGCCATAATTGCCACTGGATTTCTAGATATAAGACCATGACTTTACCTAATGTTCCCCAAGGCTCTTTACAGGCTCTTCCAACTCCCGCTTTAGACGGATTAAAGTCCAGTATGTCTGGAGCTTTAGGAAGTGTTAATGGGAAGATATCCCAACTAAAAGGAAGGCTAGCAAAAATCACGGGGGAGTTCTCTATGCCAGATGTGAATGGAGTTATGCAGGACATGACCGCTTTTAACTCTGAGCTTGGAAGTGCAATTTCCGCTAAAAACTTAACGGGACCAGCAGCTGCTGCCGCGGACGTTATGGGTCAGCTAAAGAGTTCCGGTGAACAGGTCATGAAGAATGTTCCCGACCCTTCCAATTCAGCGATTGCTGGTGCGGCGGGATTAGCTGCAGCTGCGGCAGGAGCTTACCTTGGAGGACCTGAAGCCCAAGCCGAGCTGGCTCTTAAGTTAGCCTTGGAGGCGGAAGCCTTAATCATTAAACTTTTGCTGGGAGATGAAGAGCGTAAGCGGTCGACTATACAGAAAAACATTTCGAAAATTGACGACCTAGTATCAAAACGAGCAGCAGGTATTGAACCTGAGCCTGAGATTAACGCTGAAGCCTTGGTTAATCATGGGGTTCCTGGTGTCGTGGACAGCCTTAAAAAGTACCGGGATATTTTTGACCCAAACTTGAGGATTAGGGATTCCGAAGAGAGCGCCGAAGAGCAACGCCTTAGAAACTTGGAGCGGCTAACTCGCCCGTCTTCCTTCCTGCGAAAGAGTACTTTTGACGTTGTGTACGGACCTCCTATTTCTAATGAAGGGCACTTTATCCTTTCAGAAGATGGGTTGTACTACGATTCCAGGTCGGGAGGATTGCCTGAAGTTAGTGGAGTTGTGGAAGCTTCTAAATCTTGGAATTTGACGCACGCTCCAAACTTAGGAGGAAAGGGAATCATCTATACAACCCAAGGGGTTTCTGAGGTGGTTGATTCTATTTTCGACTCTAGGGATATTAGAACTGAGGAGTCTTTGAATGCTTACTTTGACGGGGATACTTTGATTCAATCGTTTGAGCGAGACAAATCCGCTCAGATTCACAGTGTCTCGTCCCAAATTACGAATTTGGTCGAGGACCTAGAGTATGAAACAAATTCCGCTGTTGTGTCCAATTACTATCGAAGTATCGGAGCTCTAGCAGCGACCTATGACTCACGAATTTTAAAGAGGAAAAAGCAGATTCAATTAGGCGTTGTGTTTGGAGGTTACCGAATGAGTGAAAAGGATTTTCCTCTAGGGGCAGGGATTTTATTAGATTCTGCCGGACATCCTGTTCCTCATATCCCTATTAATGATTTTACCTTTTTAAAAGGTAAAGGAATTGCACCAACGCTAGAGCAGCAATTAGATGTTATCTTAATGTCGGAGGATGTTGACGACACAACACTCCCTCTAGTTCCAAAGTTCCTGCAAGCCTCTTTAGAGAACGTAGGAGTGATTGATACGTTTAGGGTCGATTCTCCCACTCCGGGGTCGTTCTCCTACTACCAGACCTCGGCGGGTTCCAATCACGCCTCTTCAGTGGGGCCTCAGGTGAATAATCTTACCGACTTTATGGTTAAGGAGGGTTTAATTATAAATTATAATTTTACTCAACCTAATGTTATTGATAATCCATCTTCTTTTAAGTTTAATGTCGACAACACTGCAGATAGTAATCTCGCGTTAAATGGACAACTTCTCGCTGGTAGTGTTGCAACTGCGTTCCCTCAAGGTTTAGGTATAGTTTACTTAACCGGTGCGGATACGTCAGCAGGTCAGTCTTGTATAAGACTTCCGAATAATTCGAGAGACGGCGACCCTTACCCGGGTTCTGCTCCTTTAGATGATTTATTTTATTCGAACCATGGGTGCACGATTGATTTCTGGACTCATTTACCCCCGTGGACAATTACTGGAGGGGAAGAAGGAGCTACGTTCTGGGATTCCGCTCGGTACCGGTTGGTTATGGCGAACGAAAACTCCGGTGGTTCAAATAGGCCCGACAATGACACGGCTGTGTTTGCCGACCGCACCTTGCAGGAATTCACTGAGGGGATGTTAATCGGGTTTAGGGATAAGGGTGGAAAATCTGCCCCATCCGGCGGTGAATTTGGCGTTTGGCCTACAGTGGGACAAAACCATCAAGATGGCTTGTGGTCCGATAGTGTCTGTATTGCGGAGGGCCACCAAGTACCTTGGCCTACTACAGAGCAAACTTCTGAATTCGGCTTTTCGGTTCCTCTAACCGCCCCCTTCATGTCGAGTGGGGTATCCAAAACCTTGAGTGCTGTATACAGTGAATTTCTTCACCTAGCAGTTACCTTTAATCCCCAGGACGATGTTATAGGATTGTACGCTGATGGAGATTTAGTAATGGCGTCTTCGATTAGGGAGGCGTTCGGAATGACGAGTTCAATGGACTTGTTAAATATCCCGACCTACGTTAGAAAAGATAATCGGTTTGGGAAATACTATTTAGACAGTTTCGACTGGCCAAACAACATTGGACCCCGAATTGGAACTACTGGGAGCTCTCCTCTTTTGCATGAGCTAGCCTTTACCCCGTGGATTCTAGGAGGTGGGTTCACCGACGGTATGCCAGGAGGCTTCCTAGGGGCTAACACCAATACTACGTATAACCAACCCTCATCGGACTCAACCCGGAGAGCTCAACATGAAAATTGGCCGTATTTCGCTGACCCCGGAACTAGAGCAAGTAGTGCACTTGGAGGATATCTTGGTAGTTTCAAGATTTATAATAAACCCCTATCTAATAATGAGGTTAGACGGAACTATTTAACTCAGAGAGGATTCTTCAAAAATATTAAATTGTCATGACCACTAAGCGAGACACCACGTTTTTAGTTGAGAAGCCAACCCTTACCGGGGTTAGCTTTCCTCCTATGCACGGTACAGGAGGACTATTCACTAAGTCCTCTGGTATTTCAGTAATTCTGGCTAGTTTAAAACAACTGCTTTTAACCTCCAAAGGGGAGCGAGTTATGTTGCCTGAGTATGGGACTAACATACGGAAGCACCTTTTCGACCCCGACAATGAAAACTTTAAAGCTGAAATACAGACTGAAATAATCCAAGCAATTTCTCGATGGGAGCCTAGAGTGTCCATACGAGACATTTCAGTGGGTACGGATACCCGGGTCGGGCGCGAAGGCTATAACGGTGTACGAGTTAAATTACACTTCAGTGTGGCTGGTCAACCTCACACTCCTCACACTTTGACCCTAGTAATCTAATGTCCTATATTAAAAACCCAGAATCGACGCGCGGTGTTTACAATTCCGCAGCGTTCGATGGTACCGTAACTTCCGACTTTCTAGAACTCGGCAAAATGTCCGATGACGCTAAGAAGGATTTAATTAATTATTCCGCAGATGGATTCGATGAGTATAAGGCTGCCCTCATTGCTTATTTGAAAGCAGTGTACCCTACTGACTTTAATAACTTCGTTGAGTCAGACTTAGGGATTATGATGCTAGAATTGTTCGCTTATGTCGCGTCTAATTTATCTTTCAAGGCTGACATGTTGGCCAATGAGTCTTTTTTATCCACGGCACAAAGTTTATCCAACGTTAGGAAACTACTTCAGTTAATTGGTGTGGATTTACGAGGTCCCGTATCAGCTAAAGCGACTGCTTTTGTTTCATTAGAAGACGTTGCGAATGCTTTATCCGCGGGGGAAACTCTCACGTTAAACTCAGGTAACCGTACTGTTAGTGTCCCCAACACGAAGCAGGGAGGTATGTTAACTTTTACGTTGTATAAGTATAACACAACTACGGGGGAAATTAACCTCCACGAACCGGACATCTCATTAACGAAAGATGAATCCTTAGAAGGAGGTGGAGTTAGTTGGAATAACGTTGTGTTTATGGAAGGAGAGTATGGAACTCATCGAGGCACCTTTTCGGTAGACGCTCTCCACCAGGAGATTACCCTCCCTTCCAATTCTGTCACCGAGGGCAGCATCGTGGTGTCGGCTCAGGACGGAGCAGTGTATCGAGAGATTCGAAATATTTACATGGCCTCCGGGGCGGAGGATACAGTGTTCCAGAAAACGTACTCCGATGACTATACTCCGACTTTGAGATTCGGGGATGGGACTAGGGGACGTCGACCTTCCCCCGGTCATGAATTTTTAGTAATGTACCGGATTGGAGGTGGGGATAAGGGAAATATTCCAAGTGAGTTTATTTCCATGTCTGTTCAAGGGAAACATACCACAGAAGGGAACGTTGTAGTCAATTCCAAAAACATTAAGAGTGCTACTGGTGGACTGCCTCCGGAGACCATTACGCACGCGAAGAGGTGGGCTCCAAATTTCTTTAGAACTCAGTATAGAGCCGTTACCGGTCAAGATTATACAACCTTGGCGAATAGTTTTAGAAGCACGCAAGGAGCTGTAGGTAAAGCACTTGCAGTGTTAAGAAACTCTGGTGCCGGTGCCAACATGATTGATATTTATTGTTTATCCAAAGCCTCTCAAACTCATTTAGAGCGAGCCTCATTAACGTTTAAAAAGGAACTTCTCACCTACATGAATGATTTTAAAATGTTAACGGATGAAATCAGCATTGTTGATGGTCTTGTACGTACCCTTGATTTAGTTTGTACAATATATGTGGATAAGCGACAAAAGGATTTTGAGGGTTCAGTTAAGTCTGGAGTTCGCACCGCAATAGAACAGTTTTTCAATGTTGAAAATCGTGAGTTTGGGGAAACCCTTTCTGTAGGGGAGCTAACCCGGACTATTTTCGACGTCTCCCATGTTAAGTTTGCCAATATAGACAACTTGGATGGAGACATAAAAGTTGCGTTTAATGAGCTTATACAACTTAACAATCTAGAGTTCTCCATTGAGTATATCTAATGGTAAAAAGATATCAGCATGACTACGTAGAAGTTATACGTAAGCTTGTCCCGTCACTTTATAGTGATGTTGACTACGCCGTGTACGGGACAGAGGAGAATGATAATGTCTACGCTTTGGCGGGGGCTTTAATTAGCTTTGTTAATAATGGGGGTTTCGAAAGCAACTTTCCCGCAGGTACCGTTGATAGCTCTGCCGTACCGTCGTATTTTATCCCCAAGAACAATCGGACTTTAATCTCACCGAGCGAGTTTGAGCAAAAAGTTCTGAATCCCTTAGGATACACATATTCCCAGTTCCAAACCTCATCAGAGTTTGTTAACACGTTAACGGACTCCATTCTTACTCACATTCGAACGGATGCACCCACGGCTACGTATATTGCCGGAGCGAGTGCGGTAGACTCCTCTGTAATTAACTCGGAAAAGGCCAAGGCATACCTAATGGAAAACTTAGGTCTCGTGTACTTGCTAAACCAAGACGCGAACGTCCCCAACCCTACTCAGTCCACACCTGTGCAATCTTCTGGCCTGCCGGAAATGCTTGCACTTACGGTGTTCCAGAATAAATCAATTACAACCGGGCACTGCGTGCAGGAGATTATAAAGTTTTTATGGGGTAATCGCGAGGATGTTGGGCACAATGCTTGGTCTGTGCTTGCAGATTTTCTCCCGGAGTATAGCCTCCCTGGAGCTAATCTCTCTTCTACATACACATCCGGCACACAACTGCTGGAGGCTCTTTTAACCACGGCAGATATTTTATATAAGCCAGGGGATGAGGCGTCTGAGTTCCTAGATTCGGCATTCCAACTCCACCAATCTATTGGGCTTACTCCGGACAGACAAGAAGCCGTCGGCCCATTTACTAAATTTTTAAGAGCTACAGCATACGCTTTTTATGACATTGATTCGGTTCTTGATGACTTACAACATCTATTAGATATTGAGAAGTGTCCCGATGAGTTTTTGGATTATTTAGCGAGGTATATTGGGTGGACTCTACACACCGGGGATGTTAATTCTTGGAGAGCTCAGCTGAGGCAGGCAATTCATGTTTATAAATCAAAAGGCACTCGTCGTGCTTTAGATACCGCATTACTAGCGGTGTTCCCAAGTAGTATTATTTCGCCTACCTCGGCACTTGAGGAAACGTGGGAGTCTTACCTTCCTAGGCTTATTCATTACTCTTTGGTTAGTGAATCTCCGTACTTAAAACGGGACGTGTACACCAAGACAGTTGCTAAATCCTTGGGTTTGCAGTATTCAGATATGGACCGGCAGTTAAACTATCGGTACGCTACTGATAAGGTAATTAAATATCTTCACGATACTACTCATTGCATCCGAATTAATAATAAAAGGTTCTCCCAAGAGGACTATGAGCCGTTTTATCATAGAGGTAAATTAATAAATATTCCTCCCTGGGAGCAGGACAGGTTCTACGATAATACTTTAGTCACTCCCGCTGTGCTGGCCAACTTGCGCAAAGTGCTCACGGACACATCGGCAGCAAGCGGTTTTGGACTTCCCACGTCGGCTGTAGACGGGCTTATAACCTATGTAAGTTCAACTACTATAGATTCTTCTGCCTATCACGGCACGAACGTTCAGTGGAAGTTTTACACTTCGAGTCAAGAGCAACCTTATAATTTTGATTATGTTATTTCCTCAGGTGACTTTGACTCAATAAGTTTATTAGACCATTGGAGCGCGAAGTCGTCGAAAGTGTATACTTTCTTTGACAGGGACCAGGTAGACATGAAGATGGGTACGGTGGTTTCAGGAGCCGGGAGCACGCGAGCTGTTGATATCTTTGCGGATATTGTAGCTGACCTCGCGCCTTTTCACGTTGTATCGAAGGTTTTGGTTCCAGGGGACGCGGAGAGCGCAGACGCTACCGGAGTTTTAGAAGGGTATGAGTTAAAGAACGAGCATAGATTCGCCGCGGTCGGAAGGATGGACGCTCACACCGCGGGGGACAGGTTCCTTCATAACCCGATTAGTACCTCTTACGAAGGGTTAGCGGGTAAGCACATTAACGGTGCGGCACACTTTCAGAGAACCATGGAGTCCAGTGCCCACGGGGGCGGAGATGAGCATGGGGACTCAAACTGGCTGCAAGTTTCGGCAATTTCTCCTATCGCCTCCTCTTATGGGGTTATAGGGGATGGGGTAGTCTCAGGCGGGTCTTTATCAGTGTGGATATATGATGGTTTATCTGGATTTGCTCCATCGGATGAGGACCAAGGAGCTGTACCTACAGGACAGTTTGATAGTTCTGGTATAATTAACCTAGCTTATCGCGTGTTTGGGAATGGTCTGTACCCTAGGGTAACCTTTCCAAATAACGCATCCGCCGGTAATGCTGAAAATGGTCGCAGAGGCGGCGTCACTATACAACATAGTATTGAGGGGCAATCGCCTTATTTTCACCAGAGGAAGGATAGCGGCGGCGCTTACACTATAAGCCAAGCCGAGTCTGTATCTTCATTGAAATACCTTATGGATGGTGCTTCAAGCATACAGCCAAATAAGTGGCATCACATGGTATTCACGTGGAATGAAGACGATAACTCTAACACTGGTGGTGTGGGGATGTTCATTGATGGTGTCAGACAGCAAGGACGTTCAACTAGTTCTACTGACCCCAACAATGACCAACCCCACATTGAGTATGCTGTGAGTGGATGGAAAGCCGGAACCTTTCCCCCAATATTTGGGATGGACGCAGACCTCCACGCAGCGGCCACAAGACCATACGATACTCATAAGGACCACGATGTCCGACCTAATAACAGGCATATGTCGCATGTCGCGATGTTCAGTGGTGTTTTAAATGATGGAGATGTCAAGGGAATGTATAACGGTGGTTGTCCACCGGACTTAAAAGACACTTCGCTTTACCAAACCAGCGCGGGGCACTCTTTGGTGGCTTGGTGGCCTTGCCATGAAGTGGTCCAACAGAGCGAGGCAGCTTATTACAATGATTATGCTGGGGTTTTTGAACCCTCTAGCACTCGTCTTGTATGGACAGGGCTCCCATTCGCTGCCCAAAACCATGTTTCTTCCTTAGGGCAAACCGTATCGGGATTTCCGGACGCAGGACGCCGAGCATACGAAGATATTGAAAGGAGCACTGGACGTCGCCGTAACTATCGCTATAATATGGGACCTCTTTCTTACACAAGGAATGGGTTTAGCATGCCCTCTCCGCAGGCTTCCTCACTTGTATCTGCCAGTAGTACCCCATATGCTCTAAAGGGGTACAACGCGAGCACGGGGCAATTTGTAACAACGAGTGGTGCTGTGTCCGGTGTTTGGGACGCGAGTAATTTAATTACTCCGGCTGACCAAAATCCATACAATGATGTGTCACAGTCCTTCCTAGGATTAGCAATATCAGATTCCTATCCCGTTCGAACTTATAGTTTTACGGCGGCTTCTGGAGCCCTTGACGGTCCTATTAGGAAAGAGTTGAACTTAGACAAGATTACGGATGTTGTGGTTCGAGAAACGATTAGAAGGTACGGGGACGACAGGTCTAAGATTACGTTCTCAGATGATTTGATTATTGGTTTTAATTTCGGCACGGATGTGTACCGGTTATTCCATACAATGCAGTCGGACTTCCTCAAAAACGTTAGTCGGGAAGTTGTATCAGCATCTGAGTACACTCGATTCCTTGGGGGTTATAACATTGTTGCCCATGCGTATGGACCTTTAATAGAAAACCATGACTTCAAATACCCGGGAGACATAGAGACAAACGGAAGTGCGGTTGCTTTCCGGAACCAATTCTCCGGGGTATACGTATCCTCGTACCCAGAGTGGAAGGTCTTTGCGGCTCCACAAAGCGTGAGTGGGTTAACGTACTATAATGATTACGGAGTTCCGGTTGGAATGAGCCACCAAGGACAATTTCAACAAGGTGCTTGGGGTGTTTATGAAGACGCCACAGACATTTTAGATAACACTGGGGGTCGAGTGTTTACTTCGAAAGCGTTACTTTCAGGGATTGATGTTTGTATCCCGGAAGCTTCTCCACAATACATATCTATCAACCGTCCCGGTGAGAATAGCAACTTGTTTAAGTTGGACGGTTCTGGGAGTATATCCTTTGCGGGTAAAGGAGTTGATGACCCCGTCAAGAACGCAGCGAAGCTTAGGTTTAACTTGACTAGAAATACGGGAGGTTTAGCGAATAATCAATTAACTTATTCACCAACCTCTGAGGAAGCTCTGCGGGATGCATCAACCTCCTCTGTTGCAAATTGGGCATTTGCCCATGGAGATGTTGGTGGGCTAGTATCGTCTAATTTGCTCCATAATGGAGACTTCCATCTATGGGGAACTGGTACTCATCCCCATGAAAATTGGTTTGGACAATACGTCGCCGACTCTTCCTCTACCGTAGTGCACGAGACCGATAATGGAGGCCGCGCTAAGATTGACATGGCAAACTATGAGTGGTATAGAGCGAATTTAGCTGGAGGTCAAATAAAGGCGGGGAGATGGTACAAAATTGAGGTAGACTTGCAGTACGATGATTACGAAGAGTACCCACCGCGAATTGCGTTTAGGTACAGAAAGCAAAACGGTTACATCTCTAGGTACCACCAGCTTTTCTCTGCCCCCGAG